TCAATTGGGCTTGTTTGTGATAAATCACGAACAGGAATGAAATAATCTTGGTCAACGGCCATTTGATTATATCTCATATCAACCTGACCATTTCTTTGATCAACTACTTGTTGTCTTTTGAATTTATTTGCCACCCTTTGTACATATGGTTCAATGTCCTTATCTTCCATATTCCCAACAAAAACTTTAAACACCCTTCGCTCTGGAGCTCTGGATATTCTATAAATCATCATCGCGTCTTCGGATAATAGTAATTGTTTCCAAATTCTTCTAATTTTATCCAACATTGATGTACCATATGGAAGTTTTCTATCATCCCCTAATATTCTAAAATGAGCAATTTCCCACGACTGAAATTCCATATCTTTATTTTTCCACGAAAAACGCAACTCTCTAGTTGGTTTTTCCAATGAAACATTTACTGCGTTGGATGTATTAGATGTTGCCCCTTCAATTCTTTCTATTTCGATATTAGGTAATTGCTGGCATCCAACAATACCCTTTGTTGGGTCTATTTTTAAATAAACAAAATCGTCACCATATTTACACATACCACGACACCACATTTGTAAATTAGTGTCGATATCTAATACGTTTTTAAATAAATCGGTTAATATTGCTTTTATTCTTTTTGATTCTGAATGTATTGTCAAAATTTCACCTTTTTCGGACATAGTTGTTGATTCCTCAGCATATATGTCTAACGCGGCAGAAACCTCTGGTGTAAATTCCATACTCTCAAAATCGTAGTACGCAGATAACCTATTGGGCTCATAATACACAGATTGATTATATAATGATTGGTCAATCTTTTTCCATCTATCGGCGATAAACGCAGACTGTTGAGCTTGTAATAGGGCCTTATCGTAATCTTCTCTGCTATCAGTTTTCAACAGCTCATCTTTTGAAAAGTTAAATGAGGGCGGATACTCTCCAGACTGCCCCATAAATCCAAAAGTTCGTGTTAATCTTTGAAAAACTGTTAAATCATTTTTATTTGCCATATCTATAAATACAAGTTAATATTTTATGCAATTTAAACTTTTTTATCAAAAAAATCAATGGTTATCAGGATTTTGTCCCATATTAGGATCCAATCCACTAAATAACCAGGCATATTCTCGGTATGCTTCTTTTCCGACATTCATCGGATTATTTTCGTGAAACAATGTTTCATTTGATTGTGTTGACATAGACCCAATTGCGTCTAATGCCGACCCATAACTATAAAATGATTGTTTCGCTTCATATGTTCTTTCGGATAACGCCCACGATTCCAACATTGCTTTATTTTGGGCTTCGCTCCTTTTTAATTGTGTAAAACAAATATCACCAGCATATAATGCAATCGCCATACTCATAACTGAATCATCGTGACAACCTTTCATATGGTCTGGTCTACCATTAATATAAACGAATGTGTTTAATTCATTGGTAAGTCGAAGTGAACGAATAAGAAATCCGTGTCTTAATTGTTCTTCAAATGTTGCAACAATTTGTGTTCGTTTAGCGTTAAAATTAATACCTGGGATTTTTTCCAACATTTTTGGGTCATACGACCACACATCTTTCGTATTTATACCATCAATGAACATATCCCTATATCCCAACTCCTGTAATTTTCTTGACGTTGCAACCCCCATTCCGCCAGTAATATCGACAACGATAAATGCGTTATAATATAATCCCCATTTATACGCTACCGCCGCCAAATCATCTGGCGGTATTTTACCGATATATTCTAATACTTGTTCTCGATCATCAAAATCGATAATATTAATTGCCGAATAATCCTCACTATCACCACGACTAACATCAACCCCCATAATATAACGATGACCTTCAACTGGTTCTTTCCATTGCCACATTTGTCCTGACATATATTTCTCGTTTGGTGTTTTTACCATCGTTTTTACAATGTTTTGAATCACATCGCCAGGTATAACCTGATCACCAGAACTTAAAAAGTCACATTCCAACTCTTGTGCGATTTTTCTTTTATCGTATTTTAATTTTTTCGCCATTGTCTCGAACCAATTCGAAAACGGTTTATACCCGTTTTCAATCATTTCTTCATATTTTTCTTTTGGGACATCATATACGATTACTTCATTGTCATTATATAAATCCCTATTTAACATATAATGAATGATGTCATCCGTTTTAATCCATCTTAAATCTTTTGAATATCGAGGGTCAAAATACCATGTTAAATTTGTAATATGAAAATCATTAATACCACGAATTGCTTGGTCATATATGGTATAATAAATTGGGTCATATCCATTGGGGGTTGAAATCATAATGATTTTACCACCCGTTGACAAAGACGCCATTGAAGCTGCCCAGAAATCTTCACCAGCTTCAATATATGCCGCCTCGTCAAAAATTAGAATTGTTGGTGTAAAACCACGAAGAGCATCTTTTGATGTTGCGACAGCTTTTACTTCACAACCATTTAACAATCTGAAACGACTTTCTGAATTCTTATCGGGGTCAAATCCCGGATGAATCCATTCTGGCCATTGAATAAGAAACCCTTTTATCTTATTGGCCATTTCAATTGCAGTATCTCTTTTATTTGCGACAATCAAGACCTTTTCTGGATTATCCTCGGGCGCGGTAACTAATTTTTTTGAAACCCAAGCGGCTGTTACTGTTGTTACCCCCGCTTGTCGATATTTCTTGGTGATATTTTCGTTATAATGTTCATAATCATACACAAGTTGTAGCTGATCTTCGAATAAATCTAATGGTACAAACTTTTTTTGTGTGTTATCATATGTCTGAAGATATGATCGTAACGCATAGGGAGTATCCGCTATGATTCGAGCCATTTCTTTTAATTGTTCAATTTTTTGGTTCATATATATAAATATCAAAAAAAGCGGCTATTTCCAGCCGCTTTCCTTTTAATACCCCATAAACGGAATATTAATTCAATGTAATACCTAAATCTGCTAAGAAATTTCCCAAATCTTCGTCAGGTATATCAACTGATAATCCATTAAGTAATTTCCTGAATTCCGAATCTTCTTCAGTAACTTCCTCATTGTCTAAATGCCTTGATAAATCATAATACATGGCATCAATAAGTTGTTTTCCCGTTGGTGAATTACCGATAACTTCTTTCATTAAAACGAGAAATTCTTTCGCTGGTAAATTAATGATATTTGCGTAAATGTAATATTGAAAAATTATTTTATTTTCTTCATCACGAATAGCGTCCGGAAACAATTTTACTAATCTTCTCCAAATAGCGGGGCCTAATCTTATGTCCCAAAGTTCATATTGTGTTTGATCTTCAAGTTCCATTGCTTGTGTTGTTTTTTCCGGACTCTCTGGATTCTTCTCTTTACCCAAAAATTCCATAACACCTTTAATTCCTTCGTGAACTAAAAATGGAAACATTATAGCCTCTGCATTTATAGTAGGCGGATTAGTTGTTGTATCTAATCTTGTTTTACCTGCTCCCATTTCTGATTCATCATCACCACCGCCACCGCCACCGCCACCGACAGTTGCACCTTGCGCCATTTCTTCGGGGAATTGCCAGTAACCTAAAAAGGTTAAAGCCACTACTACCGAATATTTTTCTGCAATATCCCGAACACCCGTTATTCTTTGAAGTTCTGGGGTCACTTTATTAAAAAGATATCCACCATCAACAGAGTGACCTTGTGTCATTGCGTTTATTAATCTTCTCTTTGCTCTTTCTGGTGTGATATTATTAACATCTTGGGCAAGTTCTTGTTCTTTTTGTTGAATTTGTTCTTTTGATTGCTTATTTTGTACATTCATTGTACTACTATTCAATTTGAAGTTAAAATCCAGCGCGCCTTCAGGTAATTTAAAATAATCAATAAGCAATCTTTTTGCAAGATCTTCTAATTCTCTTTTATGTGTAGATTCCGCTTGTATAATTTCTTGTAAAATCATCAAAGCTTGCCTTGATAATGATAAAAATTTTGGTGATAAACCTGTACCAATATTTCTTTGTCCAGTAATATCGGCTAATTTATCCAATGCGTGTTTGTATTGTTCAGACGCTAATAATTCTTCGTAAGTAGTATGACCTTCTGGAACTTCAGGGAAATCGACCTTTTTAAATGGTGTTTCTCTGCTTGATAAACCAGCCTCAATACTTGGGTCAGGTCTACTATCTGGGTCGTCAAATTTCATTTGTTCGAACGCCTCAAGCTTCTTTTGACCTAAAATTAAATTATCTTCTGGGTCTTTTTTCTTTTTATCCTTTGTCATATTATTTTTTGTTTTTTATTTCTTTCATTATCATTTCGGTTAAACTAGAAATTTCATCATCCATTTCTTCTCCCTTAATTGCGGCCAATATAGCATCAGTTTCTAAAAATTCTGGTAATTCGCCGTCATCTTGAAATTTTGGTGTTGGATCGGGTGTTTGACCTGGCTTAGGTGGCTCCCACGGATTAGGATATGGTTTTCCCTTTCCTGGCTCTTGTGCTGGTTTTTCTCTTCCTGGCCTTGTTGTTGGTTTTGTTGTTGGTTCTGCTACATCAGGTTCAAGTGCTTGTTCATGTATTCGGTTATTTAATACTGTCGATTCATCTTTATTAATCCCATTGTATTCAGAATTAATAAGTTCGAAAAATTTCTTCATTTCTTCTTTACCATATGCGATTACCTCGCCAGCATCAGCATCATTACAATATCCATCACCTTTTTGACAGATATAATG